AAGGATTGGGTTGGCTTTCTTTTTGCGCACTGCTTCTTTGGCATCTTCTTCTGCACCAATAAATTTTCCGACAGCCGCTATTACCCCAGCCCCCTCTTTTCCGTTGGCGCAAGCTTGCTTGATAATACCGTACGCAGCGTTCGCTGCTGCGATGCTTTCGAGAATGGCGATTGTCTTACCCTCGTAGGTTACGTGAACCGTGAAGGTGAAAGTGAGCGTAAGTTTCTGTTAATTATATTTCAACAGATCAGTCAGTGTCGTCCCGAATATAACCTTCTGCGCGAAGATACGCTATGTAAAAGTCTTTCCAGTCTTTTAGTCGCATGACGACAAGACTATCTTCCAAGCTCTCTCTATTTCTTCTGGTGATAACCGTTGCGAACTCTGGGCTTTTCGTTGCTGCAATATTTCTTTCAGCTTGTTGTAACGCCTCACGAACGTTGAGCCTTTCGACCCTCTTTGCCTCGACGAACACGCCCGTCGATCCGAGGATGTCAGCACCTCCAGCATGTAGCCCGATCCTCCCACCACCAGATAGCGGTGCTCGTTGGCACTGTTCGCATTTAAAAACATGTTCGTTCATATACTTTGCTAGATCGTTCTCGTACTTATCGCCCTTGGCCTTTTGAGGATTACCCATCGTAGTGCTCTTCCCACATATAGTCAGAAGCCGCCTCACGTTCGTGACACGGCGTACATCTGTATTGATTAATTGGTCGTGATTTTGTGCAGCCGCAGATCATACACGGCCTGCTCCAAACTTTAGGTTTAGATCTATAATGATACTTCGCACCCGGGAAGTACGCGAGTTCCATCTTCATCATTATGCGTTTCAATGTGTCCACGCAGCAACCAAGTTGTCGTGCTAAATGTGCGTTCGTGAAGTTTGAGTGATTGTTCTTTAACCAATTTGCCTGCTCGCTGGACAACGAAAATCTTTTCGACATTCCGTGCCCTTATTATTTTGTTCCCTATACGCAACACATAACATAGGCACAACTTTTATACAACTTTGCGTATTGACTTTTTTGACAGACTTGGTAAAATCGTAGCGACTTTCGAGCGCAGTAAGCAAGTTCGCCCCAACGGGAGTTGGGCGAACGGTCGCAGCAAGCGGTTAAGAAAAGCAGCGTAACGATTTTTTAGCCCTGTTTGCGTACAAAAAAATATTAAAAATAGTTGTACAAAAGTTGTGTATGCGCTACATTTAACGCGACAGACCAAACTCCTCCCATTGGTTCTGTCAGAGTTATATGCCTCAATTTAGCTCTAAAAACTTATCCCCCCTTGCTCACTCCAAGGGGGGTTTTTTTATGCGATGTTTGAAATATGGCTTGATATATTTTCTCGACGTATCTCTTCCGTCCACGCTTCAATGACGCTGACTGGTTTACCAACCTTCCGTGAGATCTCTACGTCGGATAGCGGTGGCATCAGAACACCCTCGCTGTTAAGCCAAGGCTTTGCTGCCTTCATAGCTTTTTGTTTTGCTGTACTCTCTGCCACAACACGTACGTTGTTTGTGTTCTCGTCTTCCAAAAAACCAACGTACATCACGGGTTCGTGGGTATCGCTCCACTCCCTGACCTTGCCGTACCTTAACTCGAGACAGACCTGTAGTCTTTCTGTTGGTGTTTTTACTGGTGCATTACCAAGCGTGGTCATTGGGTTTCGTGGAAGATCGCCATCGTAAAGCCCTGCTTTAACGTCCGCCGTTTCTTTATCTGCGTACACCTGTGTGACTTTGATCTGCGTTTCCAAAACCGTGAGCTGGTTCGAGGAACCTGCTTCACGACCAGACTTACCGCCGTCTGTAGGTTTGTTACTGTGGTGTACGAGAATTACAGTTACCCCACTGTTTCGCAACGACAAGGCAAGCCTGTTGATGTTACCCCACTCTTCCGCACTGTTTTCCATAAGACCCGACCAAGCTGTACGAATAGTGTCGATCACAACTATGTCTGGCTTGTTGAAGTTGATCCAACCTTGAAAGTTATTTATGCCACTGTCTTCTTTGAGGTTCATCATCCTATCATCGATGAACGGCGTCCAAACCATAAACCTACCTTTTGCGTCGCCAAACGAACGAACTGATCTGCTTAAGAAGTTAGATACGTTCTGCTTGCTGTTCTCGAAATCGAGGTACAGAACTCTTGGCTGCTTATGAATATCAAACGGCCCGAAAGATTTGCTGCCAGAAGCGGCTGCATATAATAGGTGTCGGATAAACATAGATTTACCGTGACCAGAATAACCATGAACTTGAATGATCGTACCTGTGTCTGGGATGATAGGATCAACAAAGTATTTAACCTTGCTCGCTTCCTCTGCCAAACGCTCTGCGTCACTTGTAGTAAGAGGAACAAACCTTGAAGGATCAAGCTTGACCTCTTCTTTTGGTTTCTTGTCCTCTTTATTATAGGCGTGATCTATAACACTTTGGAACTCTCTTTGGTTTACCTTGTGCGGCTCATAGAAAAACTCTTCGACGTAAGCTATCATTTCAAGCTCACACTTTTCTCTTGTGTAGCCCTGTGCTGCCAACTCACCCGCTAAACTTAAAAGCATTTGATGTCGGTTATCACCAACCCCTGCCATTAAACGTCTGCCGTATTTTTCACAAAGCTCTCTTGTCGTATCGATGACGCTCTTCTTAAGTCTTATGTGAGACAAGGATATGTTCTCGAACTTAAAGTCTTCAAAGCTTACTACATTCGATGGCTGCTCCGTAATCGTACCGTAGTTTCTGTGTTGGTACACAGGTACGTCATCCCAATCTGCCATGCTGATGTGCGAATAGTTTGGGGTTGGTGGCACGAGTACGACACCTTTGTGTGCCTTGCGATCCAGTCCTTTGACCGCCTCACCGGGCCACTCAATGCCGTCTGCATTTTTCCACGTCAGCGTTTTAATATGGTCTGCGTTCGCAGGCCATTTAAAATAGAAGTGCTTACCGCGTTTGGTTTTTACAACCCAAGGCGTGTTCGTAAGGCCAACGCTCTTTGCGTACTCTTCTGCTTCTTCGTTGTCGCAATCAACTACGACTACGCCAGAAAGCTCACCAGTTATAATACCGACGTGTGCGTTGGGGAACTTGTCCCACCAATCAATAACCTGTTCCTCACTCGGGAACTTTCCGTCATCATATATATGGCCCCACTTCGGGCACGGATATTTCTCTTGTGGATGGATAGGTACAACCCACCATCCTTCATCTCGCATCTCCAATGCTTTGTTTAGATAGTCGCTCACTATTTGCTCCCATAAAATATTGATCGAAGCGAACCGTCGGGAACGCTTGTTTGATTTGTGATAAGTAAGCGGAACTAACACTGCCTCTCCTGATCCAGCCGTACGGCACCGAGCGTCCCATATTAAGCCTCGTAGAGATCGCTCTTGCCCCACCCAGATCGTTTACTAATCTTTCGATGTCAAAGGTCATGTATTTTTTCCTCTTTACATTTTTTTGCTTATACGCTACACACAACTAAATAACAACCCTCAAACGTCAAGGATCAACTTTCATGACAAAAGAAGAAAGGCTCAAAGAGCTTGCAGCGTCTTATAAAGAGTGTGAAGAAAAGCTTACCTATTATAAGGACGAACTTGGATTTCTAAAGGCTCACATATTAGCAGAGCTTCCAGAAGAACCTAACGAACATATTATCGAAATAGATGACGGGCACTCTATAACTGTTCGCATCCCAGAGAAATGGTCTTGGGATAAAAAAATTCTCAAGGACATTTTTGAAACCGCAGCAACACCTGACTGCGTAAACACTAGCTTTACCGTTGATCGCAAGAAGTTTGAAGCGTCACCGCAAGAGGTTCAGAACCAATTACGTGATGCGCTGACTATCGAGTGTGGCGCGGCAACCATCAAGGTATCATAATGAAAATACAACCATTAAAAACAAACGACATTACAGTCAAAGGCGCGTCAAAAGTTCTTGTGTATGCACATCATGGCGCAGGTAAAACAACCCAAGCGGCACACTACGCTGATAGGTACGGAAAAGGTCTTATCATTAGTGGTGAGAGTGGTCTTTCGTCTATTGCTGATAAAGAGATTGACTACCTAAAGTTCACAACTTTTGATCGCGATGCAGGTGAGCATAATCACAGCTTCAAAGACATAATTAAGTACACAAAAACCCCAGAGTTTCGTGAACAAAAGTATGCTTGGATAATGATTGATAGTGCCACTGAGCTTTCGCAACGCTGCATGGCAGATGTGGAAGCAGAGATTGGCGACAGTAAAAACGGCTTCGAAAAGTGGGGCTTGTATGAACGCAAGATAACTGCTGCGCTTAAGTGGATACGCGATCTTGAAATGCACGTGGTCATTACTGCACTTGCGGCAGAAGAAACAGACGACAATGGCGTTGTTAATTTTTGGCCCATGCTTGTACAGAAAAAGGTACAGAAGCTTGTACCTGCTTTGTATGACCATGTGTTCTGTCTTGTTCGCAAGACCACAGACAACAATGGAAAGATAGATGTACGGAGGTACATCATAACAGAACAGGTTCACGGTTGGCATGGAAAGTCACGTGACCCGTACCGTCGGCTTTCACCTACTGAAAACACCGACGATGTAACCGAACTCTTGGAACGTATCTATATGACCCAAGAGCAATATAGTGACTACTTGAAGAAAGGTAATAAAGAATGAGCTTTAATGGCTTTGCAAACATTGACTTGTCACACCTCAAAGATGACCGACCTTCTATATTGGGAGTTGGAAGTCACGAGGTTACTATTAACGACGCGAAGGTTGAGGCCAACGCAGGTAAGGGAACGCACCAATTAGTCGTAAGCTATGCTAACGATGACGGAGCAATCCGCCAATGGATTTATCTCAACCATCCGAACAGCCCGAAAGCAACAGAGATTGGCTTGATCCAAGTCAAACGCTTGCTGATCGCGGTTGGTCACGATGGTGATAGTACGCCCGATGATGTTTCATATCTAAAGGGTAAGAAGGTTGGTATCAAAGTTATTGATGACGAATACAATGGTGAGGTGAGAAAGAAAGTAAGCTCACACTACGCATTGGAAAAGTCAGGTGATGATGGCCCAGATGACGAGATCCCATTTTAAATGTATCCCACAGACCCGAAGGTAACTAAAGTCTTAGAGGCAGTAGACTTAGGTTACAAGCAAGAAGAGAGGGGGGAAGCTCGCCAGTATATCGGCGCTAGTATGGCAGGTACAGATTGCGTCGCGCAACTTGCCCTCTCTCTTCGTGGTTTTCCTGACGTCAATATAGATCCACAACTCGCACGTATTTTTTTTGCAGGTCATAAAATAGAAGACTGGGTTGTGTACGACTTAAAGAAAAGAGCAGACCTTCGGGTTTGGGAAAAAGACGACATGACTGGACGACAGCACAGACGTGAATGGTTGAACGGTCATGTCGTTTGTAACGCCGATGGTATCGTAGATTTTGAAGACGGTACTGGGCAAGCAATTCTTGAGGTCAAGTCGATGAACGACAACAACTTCAAGAACTTTCAAAGAAATGGCGTTAAGAGTTCGCATCGCAAATATTATCGGCAGATGACGATGATGATGGCGATGTTTCAGATCGAGCAAGCTTTCTTCATTGCGTACAATAAGAACAACAGTGACTATCACGCTCAACTCGTTACCTTCGATCAGGAGGAATGGGACGAAATGTACGTAAAGATCCAAGCTGCGCTTGATGGACAGGCAGGTCGCGTCGCGTCTGACCCTGCTGATTGGCGGTGTAAAAGCTGCTTCAAAAGGGAAAGCTGTTGGAGCCAAGAGGTTGACGTTAAACCTGCCTGTCACTTTTGCCATCACTCGTTTGCAAATCAAAATGGAAATTGGACGTGTAAGCTTACCAATAGGGAAGCCACACACACATGTGATAATTATAAACAATTTAGACCAGACCCAAAGGTTTAGAAATGGACACACTAGATCAGTTAAAAAAAGTCCGTACGGACAGAATAAGAAAAGAAGCAGAGATAGAAAGTGTTGCAGAACGACTTGAAGCTCTCTTGGACAAGACAGGTGATGACGCACACAGGGCGAGAACAAAACTACGCCACGAACGCGAACGCCTTCTTGAAATGAAATGTAAAGAAGCGGAGCTAGAGATTGACGTCGAAGCTATGCGTTTGGCTTCACAGGTATCGTGATGGAAAAGACTAGAGATATACCTTTGAAAGAAGCAATGCGTCTAATTAATGCGGATCGCAATGCAGATTACGGAGAGCCGTACGACAATTTCCGCGACATTGCAGAGATGATGACAGTGCTCCTACGCCCTGTTTTAAAGGATGGGACGAAAATATCTTGCTACCACGTTAGTATGATGATGATAGCTGTGAAGTTATCGCGTATGACAACAAGCCCACTGAAGCTCGATAGTTGGGTAGATATTGCAGGGTACATCGGAGCAGGGTGGGAAGCGACTGAAAGGGAGCTTGAACATGACGCCAGAAAGAAACCCAGTAGAGACTAGCCTTGATCTGCTTATGAAAGCAATCAAGCAGTCCCGAACGGCAGAGACAAGAGCGATTTTGTCCCGTGCCGTATTTTATTTGAAAGAGCAACAAGCAAAGATAGACGAGGTTCCGATTGAACAAATCGATCCTCGCCCTTTTGATTAGTCGCCTTTCTCGCCTGCGAACGTGTCTACGATAAGTTCGCGAGCACCGCTTACCTGACCAATACCGGGTACGCGGCTTACAATCTCTCGTACTGCTGCGCGAGGTTTACCATTAGCTCCCTCTCCAGTTATCAGGTTCTCTGCTGCTTGTACTCCACCTGCAAGTATTGTTTGCGTATCATGGAGTACGCCGAGTGATGGGCCGAGTAGCATTTCTGTAATACGCTGCGCACCGTAAGCACCGTTATCTAGTTGTGATGCAGTGTCGTACATAAGTGAACCGATCAAACCAAGTCCACCCATTTGCATCAGGCCATCACGATACCAACCAAGAGCAATAGCTATACCTTCGTCATCGCTCAGTCCGTATTCTTTTAGGAACTCTGCCTTACGATCTCTAAGAGCAAACTCTCTGTTCTCTTCACCACCGCGTCCTTGCACAACATCCTTTGCACCAACAACGCCTGCGCCCAATATTGGTGCGCCTGCCATGTACATAAGAGGATAGAAGTTTTTGTGATCTTTCGCTTCTTTATAAACCTTGAACCCCATACGTGTCATCATAAGTGGGAATGATTTAAGTTGGAAAATCATCTGACCGATTGGTGACTGCGCCCACAATGGTATGTCGAGTGGGTTGGGTGTGAAGATAGTTTCGTTTGCGAACCTGTGCATTGCGCCCGCAACTTGATAGTACATCTGGTCAGTTTCAGCAGAAGATCCACTGCGCAATATTCTTTCAATATTCATCCCGGGCTGTGCGTACAAATCTTTTAGTCCGTACTCATCCAGCACCCGCCGAGCTTGCCTGCCAGCTTTTGTGTTTGGCTTGCGTACCGCTATCTCTTGCTGTGACTTAAACCACTCATAAGATACTGCTGCGGATATATCCCGCATGGTATTTGTCCAGTCTGTCAAACCGATAGCTGTAAAGAACCCTGCGGAAAAGCGTGTTGTGTCCATGCCGAACGCACGGGACATTCGCTCTTGCACAATGTTTTGTGTAGATGCGCCGACGTTGCGTATCATTTCTCTGTAAGCAGGCCCGACGTCTGGATCTACCATCCACTTGCGATACGCTTCTGTTGATGCACGTAAGCTGCCACTCCGTATAAGCGGCAACATCACGTCGCCAAGAGATGACAATGTTACGAACGGCAAGAGCGTCACGCTGTTGAATGAACGTAGCCATGATGACG